TCGCCAGGTAATACTTTGGCGACGGCTCGCCTTTGCGAGAAACAACTTGATAATATAAAATTAAAGTCTTTAGAGGCGAAAACTGCACTTACAAAGACATTTAATTTTAGTTCTTTCAAGTCTGGCTTGATGAGCATTCCTGGAATGGCTTTCTTGATGAATCCTACAACGCTCATCGGTGCTGGAATTGGTGCTGTTTCACGCTTAGGCGCACAGGCAGAAAGCACCGCTGTAGCGTTTAAAACTCTTGTGGGAGATGAAAGTAAAGCAGGTGAAATGCTTAAAGAAATAGGCGACTTTGCAAACCATTCTCCATTTGGTAAAATGGAACTCGTCGAGGGGGCGCAACAGATGCTTAACTTTGGTATTTCAACTGAAAAAGTTTTGCCGCTGATGAAGCAGTTAGGTGATATTTCAGGTGGTAATAAAGACAGGTTCGCATCTCTTTCACTTGTGATGGGTCAAGTATCTTCTACTGGTTACTTGATGGGGCAAGACTTACAGCAGTTCATCAACGCTGGATTTAATCCAGTTTATGAACTTTCAGAGATGACTGGTAAATCTGTTTCAGATCTTAAAGACATGATGTCTAAAGGACAAATCACTGCAGAAAATGTAGCGCAAGCAATTGCACATGCAACAGGCGAAGGTGGTAAGTTCCACAGCATGATGGAAGCCAAAAGTCAAACCCTGGAAGGAAAGCTTTCAACTCTTCAAGATACAGCAGTAACCAGTGCTGAGGAGCTTTCAAAAGGCATTAATAGCCCTATTGGTGAATTAGTTGATCAAATTACCGCTATTATTCCAACTATCACAAATGGATTACAAGTGGTATTCAGGGCGTTTGGTGCATGCATCAAGTTTGTTATGAAATTTAAAACTGAATTAGCAATACTGGGTGGTGTGGTACTCGCAATCTTTACCATGTGGAAAGTCTATAATGCAGCGTTAGCAGCTTATTTGGTTGTCTCAAAACTTTGCCAGGCTGCAACTGTTATTTGGACCACAGTCCAATGGGCGTTAAACGCAGCAATGACGGTAAACCCAATAGGAATAGTGATTACAGCTGTTGTGGCACTTGTAGCAGCTATTGGCTATGCCTGGGTAAAATTTGCAGGCTTTCGTGCCTTCTTGATCACAATGTGGGACACCATAAAGCAATTCGGAAATATCCTAAAAGACTTCTTGATTGATAGAATTACCGACTTGGTAAAAGGCTTAGGAAGTGTTGCGACATCACTTTATAAGTTGTTTAAAGGTGATTTCAAAGGAGCTGCGGATTCGTTCACTGATGGTATTAAACAAATAAGTGGTTATAATGCTTTTAAAAAAGCTTATATCTCAACTTATGATACAGCGACAAATATAGGTGCGAATTTCAATAAGAACCTAAAGAATGAGAGAGCAAAAGACAAAGCGAAAGCTGAAAGCAAGTCGGAGATTGCAGAACCTGAAATAAAAGGTTCTGCCAAAACAACAAGTAACGAAGTAGTTTTCGGTGAAGGTAAAAAAGGTAAAGGCAAAAAAGGCAAGAAGGGCAAACATGGCAAATCAGCAGAAGAAATAGCAACAGGAGGAAAGCGTTCAACTGCTATCACCATGAACATTTCTAAATTCTTTGACACCATCCATGTTCACATGTCAGATAAAGCAGATACAGCAGAACTTGAAAGAGTAGTTGTACAATGCATTAATCGTTCACTAGCAATCGCAACATCAACAGATAGAGGCTAATTATGGAGTATAGAGAGATTTTAGATAAAGGCTTACCATTAAAGGTAGATAACAAGGCTCATCGCTTTGTTCTTGAAAATCTTGCCCTTCGAATTATCGGAGGAAAAGTGCCACCATACTGGCTTTTTCGTGAGATTGGTATTGCGAATGTCGACAGCGAAGATTACGATAGCATTAAAGCTTTAAGTGATGAAGAACTCGAGGATATGGTGCGAACTAATGCACTCGGTATTCCAATGACAATGCCACTTGAGCTTCGCATAGAAGAACCAGGCGCAAAGTCGTGGTTGCTACCATTCGAACCCATGATTAGTATAACAGGCAAAAACATCATCAAAAAGCGCAATGTGAACAAAGGCAGTGTTCGTGGAAGTATCAAAGAACGTTGGGCGCAGGATGATTATGAGATAACAATCGAAGGTGTTTTAATCTCTACAGATGGCAAATACCCCGAGCAAGATGTCTCAAAATTGCGAAAGCATTGCGAAGCTGCATCTGTATCTTGTCTTTCACCACTACTGGAGATTTTTGGAATAAACCACATCGTCATTGAAGAATGGGAATTACCATTTACCAGTGGAACAGAGAACCAAAACTATAGTATCAAAGCAGTTTCAGACAACGACTACAAGTTGCTTTTGGGACGTGAAGAATATAATGGATTGAGAAACAAATAACCTGTAATTATGTACACTTTAGACTTCGAAGTAAAAATAGGTGAATTCTATCTTGGAATGGTTGATAGTATAACCATCCATAAAAGTGTAGAGTTACTTGCAGACACTTGCGAGATAATTCTTCCTGCTGCTAGGCTTAATAAGGCTTTAGAGATAGAAGAGCAAATCAAACGAGGAGATGAAGTGAGCGTTAGTATAGGCTATAAAGAAGTTGGAATCAAAGAAGAGTTTAAAGGCTATTTGCAAAGAATTTCAACAGATGGTGGAAGCATTAAACTATTCTGCGAAGATGATTTGTTTCAGTTTAGAAAGGATTTGCCAAACGAAGAACTCAAGAAGATTTCACTTAGTGACTTGCTTTCAAAGGTTGTAAAAGGCATAGGCAAAAACTACAAAATAGATTGCAGCTATACATGGGTGTATGACAAATTCGTAATTCGAGATGCAACAGGCTATGATGTTTTAAAGAAGGTGCAAGAAGAATGTGGAGCAGACATCTATTTAAAAGATGGTGTTTTGCACATTCATCCACCAGGTGAAGTTATAGGCAAAGAGCGATTTTACGATTTTGCAGTGAACATCGAGGAAGCAGAACTATCTTTTAAACGAGCAGAAGATAAGAAGGTGAAAGTCGTTGTAAAAGCCATAATGCCTGATGGTAAAGTGAAAGAAATAGAAGTAGGCTCTACAGGTGGTGAAAAAGTCGAAGTGAAGTGCCACGCATCAGATACTGCAAGTATGAAAGCACGTGGCGAAGCAGAAGTGAAAAGACGCACTTTTGATGGTTACGATGGCAGCATCACTACGTGGTTAATTCCAGAGTGCAATCCTGGTGATACAGCAAGTATTCACGATGGCGATTACACCTATAAAGATGGTACTTATTTCGTGCGGTCGGTGACCACTGAATTTTCGGAGGGTGGAGGAAAACGCAAAGTTGAACTTGGATATAGATTAAGTTGATATGGACCAATACAAAGAACTCGCAACGCTAATTAAACAAGCCTCATCACATGGTGGTCGTGTTACAATTTTGCAAGGAATTGTGAAAGAAGTTAGCGGTGTAACATGCACTGTTGAGATAGGTAGTTTAACCGTTTCAGACGTTCGCCTTCGTGCTTCTGAAAAACAGGAAGAAACACAAATACTAATCACTCCTGCAATTGGTTCAGCTGTAATCCTTGCAAGTCTTTCTGGTGACATGACAAACCTTGTAGTAGTAGCTGTAGATGTAGCAGAAAGTATCACTATTAACGGTGGTAAACTTGGTGGATTAATAAATATTGAAGCCTTAACAGCAAAGCTTAATGAGCTAGTTCAAGTGTTTAATTCGCACACGCACACTGCACCAAACGGACCGACGACACCACCCACAACTACAGCGAATCAACTGCAAAGAAAAGACTATGAAGACGAAAAAATAAAACATTGATGAGAGCTATAAAATTAAAAAACTTCGAGATAGATGTACAGCCAAAGTTTGACAATGAAGGCAAAATACTTTCAGGCTTAAATCTTGGTGACACGCTTAGACAGAATCAAGCGTTAATCTTGGTGCTTCATCAGGGAGAGCTCAAAGAGCGTCCAGAGGTTGGTGTCGGAATCGAAGATATGCTTTTAGACAACGACATCCTATACTGGAGAAGTCGAATCAGAGAGCAATTAGAACTTGATAATCAGAATGTAGATAAGGTGAGAATAACTACAGGAGGAATAGAAATTAACGCAAGTTATTAAAAGAAAGAAAGGAGGAAATTATGCAAAAGAATACAAAAGAATGGATACAATACGGCAGTGCTTTAGGCATGCTTGCTAGTGGCGTTTGTCTGGTGTTTTTGTGCTTTTTCTTCAACAATTACGACTTGAAAGATTCTGTTTTGTGGTATGTAGGACAATGCCTCGTTTACGCTGGTTCAGTGTTCGGTATAAAGGCTTACATCAACTCAAAGTATGGCGACATCAAAACGTTTGTGGAGAAAGAGATAAAAAAAGAAGAACAAGAAAATGAGAAATATTAAATACATAGCTGTACACTGCACAGCAAGCAGTCAGCACGCAACTATTAAAGAACTCTTACTTGAGTTCAAAAGAAAAGGCTGGTCAAAGCCTGGCTACCACCATATCGTTGACGTCCACGGAAAGGTATTTAACACGCTTCCAGAAGAAGAAGTAAGCAATGGTGTAAAAGGGTTCAACTCGAATCTTATAAACGTTGCATACATCGGTGGCATTGACACAAAAGGAAAGCCTGTAGACAATCGAACTGAAGAGCAAAAGAAGTCACTCTTATTGCTTTTAAAAGCACTTAAGAAAAAGTACCCAAATGCTATTATTCAGGGACACCGAGACTTTTCACCAGACACCAATAAAAACGGCATTGTTGATCCATGGGAACGTATCAAAGCGTGTCCTTGCTTCGATGCTAAAGTTGAATATAAAAACTTATAAAACATGAGACATCTAATCTACTTACTGCTTTTATTCCTCACTACAGGATGTTGCAGTACAAAAAAGCTAATTGCAGCAGAAACGCACACAACGGTTGTGCGAGATTCAGTAGTGCTGCGTGATTCATTTGTGGTAAAAAACCTTACATCCTATTTCGATTCGATTGTCGTTCGGGATTCGGTTGTTCTAGTCTACAACGATGCAGGAAAACTGCTGTCGAAAGAGCGGTTTTTATTTCACGACAGGCAACGCAAAACGGATCTTAAAAATATAGAACAAAACGTTAGACAAGAGCGAACGCAAAAGCAGAAGCATATTATAGGAATAAAAAAGAAAGAAACAGTTACACACGACTTCACGCTTGCGAATTTTGCTCGAATAATAGCAATAATGATAGCTCTATTAGTGATAGCTTATGTAATATACAAATCAAGAAACTTATGGAAGTTCTTGCGAAGAATAGTCAAACCCTAGCAGATATAGCAATCCAAGAATATGGATGCCTGGAAGCAGTTGTAAAGCTTTCACTGGATAATGGTAAAAGCGTAAGCGAAATACCAACGCCTGGCGCAAAGCTACAACTTCACCAGCATATATATAATAAGGTGTTGCAAAAGTATTGCAAGGTACATTCTGTATCACCTGCAACTGCTTACGATTCACGTTTAAAAGCAAGACAGGGAGTCTTTAATAAAATCTTTAACTCATCATTTAAGTAATGGCACGATCTATATCTGAAATAAAGCGCACAATGACGGATGCCTTCATGCAAGATGAAGCAATTCGTGATGCTTACGATCTCTCATTAGACAAAACTCGTTTTGCTGATTGCTTTTCTGCAGTTAGTCTAGAAAACTTGCTTTTTTATATAGTAGCTGCGTGCCACTATGTACTAGAAAGCATCTTTGAAAAGTTCACGCAAGACGTCGAGCAGAAAATATCACGTGCAGTAGTTGCGAGCATTCCATGGTATTTTGATAAGGCAAAAGCATTTCAGTATGGCGACGCACTGGTCTTAAATCCTCGCACCTTTGGCTATGAATATGCGAAAGTTGACACTTTAAAGCAACTTGTAAAATATGTTGCTGTAAGAGATAGAGGTGCCTCGATTGAAATGCTAGTGTCTGCAGAGGAAGACGGAAAGCCGACACCGCTTTCAGATGACGTTTTAACAGCGTTTAAACACTATATAAATGCTATTAAAATAGCAGGTGTTGTAATTAACGTGAGAACAAGAAAGGCAGATGAACTATCTATTGCGGTGAAGGTAGTTGTAGACCCATTGAAGATAAACCGACAAGGCGTCGATATAGCCTCATCAGAGAAGGTAGTTGAACATGCAATTGAGAACTATCTTGCAGATATCGTATATGGAGGAACTTTCAACAAGACCAAACTCGTTGATGCGATACAGCGTGTAGATGGTGTTCTTGATGTTGTTCTTGGAACTTGCAAATACAAAGCAGGTGATGAATATAAAGAAATTGTAGGTAATAACTACACTGCAGTAGGTGGTAGCTTCGTTGCAGTTGGACTTGATAAAACTATTGAATATGTGGTATAACGTTGATTTTAACAGATGGATTGAGCAGCTCGTTCCACCCATCTTGCGCTCAAAGGTTCTTCTTGCTATTTTAAAAGCAATGATCATACCTATTATATATATACACGAGGAGTTCTTGAAAAAGAAAACCGATGTCGAAAGGAGGCTTGACACGACAGCTCAGCGAACCTCGATAGAAAGCTATCTTAATGGTTTGTTCTTCTTAAAGAATAGAGAGATACGAATTGAAGAGATAGACAATAGTAATAAGGTGTATGTGTATTTTGCAGACGAGAATCAGATTGCGCCATTTATCAATAACAAGTTCATTCTTTATGAATTAGGCGAAGTTCCAGACAAACCTAACTTTATAGTACATATACCTACGTTTTTATGTACATCATTAGAGATTGAAAAAGACAAATACAAAGGAGAATTTTTGACAAAAATAGTCAATGCCTTAAATGTTTATAAACCAGCTGGTAAAAGATACAGCATTAACTTATACGAAGTATGAAAGAGATTAATTTTCACGATGGCGGAATGCCAATTCATTTGGATGATCTTAAATTGCTCCAAAACTTTTCAAAAGATGTCGTGCTTCTTTTAATTAAGTCGCTTGTAGGCGATAAAGTCGAAGCCTTTGCAATGAATCTACCAAAAGTAAAACGAGCACCTGAAGGTGGCGTTATTGTTTCGCCTGGTGCAATGTATGTAGATGGCGACATCCTATCATGGAATGAAACACGAGTTGCAGATGTTATAGAAGGCATGCCTATCTATGCTTGTATCCGTGAAGTCACATCCGAGAATCGTCTTTTTGCAGACGGACAAGAACACCCTTGCAGAATAGAAAAAGAAGTTTATTTTTCTTCTTCAAAGGATGGTGTTGCGAAAGCTTACGATATTACAACTATTGCTGTATTTGCAGATTTGTTGGAGAAGAATGTGGAGCAAGGCGAATGGAAAGACATTGGAAGTGTTCGTATGTATAATGGGTATTCAGGTAAGGCTCGTGCAAGAACCGTGAATAAACGCACTCGCTTTCAGCTTTATTTGACGAGTGATGAGATATCATGGCGTGATCCTTATGAATCAGAA